AGAAATTGCGCTTGATAGCACTACTAAATTCGGGACAACAAGTAAAAAAGTTGCCAAAGCAGAAATTCGCTTAGACGGCGAACCAAAGATTGAAACCGAAGGAAAAGCGATAAAGCAAGGAACGGCGGAAATAAAAGCTCTTTCTTTAATTGATGCAGACGGTAAGGCGATTATTCCTTTTGCCGGGACAGCACATATTAAGGCTACCTCTGAAACAAAAGTATCTGGCGGGAAAATAGCAAAAGGTGAAGCTAATGTTACGGCGAACAGCGAAACCGATTTAACAGGGCAGAAAATAACCTCCGGCGAAGCTAAATTAACTGCCAATTCTAAGCTGACTGCACAGGTCAAAGCAGCTAAACAAGGCAAGGTTGCCTTAACTGCCGCAAGCGAAATTACGGTAGAGAGTTACGGAGAAGTTCACGACATAACCGGAGAGGCGCATGTTAAGGCAGTTAGCAGGCTATCCGTAACTGGCAGGAAGATAATTACCGGCAAGGCTGATATTAAGGCAGATAGTGAAATAAATGTTCAAGCCAAGACCCGCAGGCAAGGAAAAGCGGCAGCAATCGCAACAAGTAAACTAACGACAATCGGTGAATATATACCGCCTTACAAGCAGGTAATTGTTACTTTATCTATCCAAGAGCGTGAAGTTGGCTTAGGCTTACAAGAACGTAATCCAGACCTGTCCATCCAAGAACGTGAAGTCAAACTGGAGGTGGAATAAAATGCCTCTTATCGGAGACACAATCAGGCTTAAAGGTGAATTTAAAGATTTTGACGGGGAATATGTTGATCCTGAAGATGTGAAGGTTGTTATTTATAACAGCCGATACAAAGAGGTTGAAGAATATGCCCCTGACCGTACTGCATTAGGCAAATATCATCTTGATTATACTGTGCCTTCTGGCACTACAAATACTATGTATTTTGAGTTTAAGGGAACTATTGGAGGCAAGCCGGTATTGGGACGTAGCAGTTTTAAGAGAATATGGGCTAAGTAAAAGGTGGTGATAAATTGGCATTTTGGAACAAAATATTTCAACGTGGCAGAAGCAGGGCTGACCCTATCCCTACGGGAAGGAAAAGTGCAACAGGGATAAATTCGCATGGAATATTGTCGCCTTATCGTTCCCGTATAGCTGATATTCTTGCGGAATTAAGAAGAATCCCCGATGAAGCTAATGCAATTGATTTTCTCAGAAAAAAGGTTCCTGATGTGTCAATGGCACTATGGAACTTTGTTCGTTTATCAAACCAAGGGCACAAAATGGAATTCTTTGATATTAATAACAGGCAGGTGATGCTTAAAGATATAGAAGAAGAATGGCGGGAATTTGCCGCAAGGGTAAACGAAATATCCAATGCAGGGTTAGACGGGTTAATCAATATCCTGCATACTTCCGCTTACCTGTTAGGGAACCAGATGATTGAAGTAGAGGTAAGCGAGGATAGGACAGATATTGTCGATGTCCATGTTATCGACCCTCGAACAATCGAATGGGAACTGGAAGAACGGGACGGTAAAAAGGTATGGATACCCTACCAACGTCAAGCATTAAAAGGTAGAGTATCCCTCGAAAATGCAAATATTTTCAGTGTTCCTACCGACCCTGATATAAATGATCCGAGAGGCAACCTGCTCCTTGCTCCTGCCTTGCAACCTACTGATTTTCAATTGCAGACATTACAGGATTTACAGGCAGTTTTGCACAGGCAAGGATGGCCCCGTAACGATATTTCTATTGACAGAGAAGCGGTTGCCAAGCATATGCCAGCAGACTATAAAGTTAATTCTAAAAAGCAGATTGAATGGTATAACTATATATTTTCACAAATTGAAGAATCTTTCCGCAATTTGAAACCCGATGCCGATTACATGCACTTTGACGATGTGCAGGTTAATATGACACAGGGGGCTAATGCTAACCGTTCCCTTGACGTTAGGGCGGTAACAGAAACAGTTGATGTCCAAATGCTGAACGCCTTGAAGCAGTTGGGAACCCTGGTTAACAGACATACTGGCAAGACGGAAACTTATAGCACAGTAGAATTTAGTATCACCATTCGAGGGATTAAGTCGATACAGCAGGGGAGCAAGCGGTTAATAGAAGAAGTTGCGAGGTTATGGCTAAGAGTAAAAGGAATCCAGGCTATACCTGTATTTACGCATAACGATATTGACTATGCAAGCGAGCTTCAAAGGATGGACATTAAACTCAAACAGCAAGAATTCTGGGCTATTAACATGCTTCTCAAACTTTGTAGCCCCGATCAAGCTGCTCAAGAAATAATTGGAGCAGAAAAGGCTTATAGCCAAGACTACCCCGAAGATCAAATCAGGGTATCATTTAGTGCAGGAGATGGTATTAATGCAAATCAACACAAACGCAAGGATTCTGAAAGAGAAAATACTAACGAGAAAGTGTCCTATTTGTGGAAAGCCGGTAAACCAAACTAAGGTAAAAGACAATCCTTGCTTGTATTGTGGAAAAGGCATAGAACAATATGATCGCAGGAGGACAATAAAAAAGAGAGAGAGGGGGTGATGATGGTTTGAACCATGATCATTTCTTACATTCACCAGACGAGGAGGTGATAGAACGGCAGTCGTTGGCAAGGCAATACGGCGTTCCTACAAACAAACAAATGGAGATGATTAACAGGCTTGCAAGGATTCCCTTAGAACCGGAGCAAGTTTTTGTTTTTAACGCCAAACTTGTTGGCGACATGGTTATCCCTAACCGCTACATGCAGATTCATAAATCCCTGCTGAACGTGTTCAGGGAAGATGCCAAAACAGGGGTTGCCCTGATGCTTGATCATTCATGGGCAAACTTCTTCGGCGGGCAGCTTGCGCTTGTTTATGGCAGGACGTTTGATGCACAGCTTAGAAAAAGCGACACCGAAGGGGAACAATGGGCATTATACGCAGACCATTACCTTGTTAGGGGCAAGGAGAAGGACGGTATTTCTACCGATGCTTTAATAGCTGACCTGTCAGACGGGACAGCGTTCGATACTTCTATCGGCTGGATGTCAAGCAATTACGAATGTTCTATTTGCGGCAATGATTACAGGGATTACAGCAAATGTGAGCATTTTAAAGGCAGGGAATACGATGGCGAACTTTGCTATGTGATTGCGAAACCTCCCGGCAATTTGCTTGAAAATAGTATAGTCTTTGACGGTGCTTATCCTACTGCCGGCGTTCTATCTCAAGTAGAGCGATTAAGCGAAACCCCGATGGTTGCTATTGATGATTTTAAAGGCTTGGAACCAGGGATAACACTGTTTCATACCTATAGTGCCACGAAGGGCAAACTTCTGACCTTTGCCAAACGTGGCGAAGTGGAAGTTAAGGGATACGTCAAAGGCGTTACTTTATCGAAAGGTGGTGATAATTTGAGCGATAAAGAAAAACTTGAAAAAGACTTAGAGCAAGAAGCACAGGAAGAAATCCGGGAAGCTGAAAGCATTGAGGTTTATCTAACCCGTGACGAAGCCACAGAGCTTTTAGGGCAGGAGATTGAGCCGGAACAACTGCTCATTTATGCACAAGAAGGCATGAAATACCTTAACGAACTCAAGGAAGATGCTGAAAAATGGGGTGTTCGTGCGCAGGGCGATAAGTTCAATAAGCGGGCATGGAAAACCCGTTTCGAGCTTATGAGTGCTGAGGAAATGAAGAATATTATCGAAACCTTTAAAGCTGAAGCAGAATCCGCTATACCTGCCGGAAGGCAAACTGATCCCGAAGCAGAAAAGCAGGGTGATAATAAACCTGCAGATGATTATCCCGATGAAGCATTTGAAATGTAGCTTATTTACCAAATCCGCTAATAATGCGGTATTTTTAATTACATGAAAGGAGTGATTGTAATTGGCAGGAAGAGGTGGTCTTGATTTTGAGGGCATTGGTTACAGGGCATCTACCTATAAAGCTAACGCTGCTTTAGTTTCTGCTGTAGCGTCAGCAAGGGCATGGGAGAATGACGGTAGGAGCGCTGTTATCGGCAAAGCCGTAACAATTACCGGTGATGGTGAAGTAGGTTTTGGTAGTGAGGGTGCTCCGTTGCTTGGCAAAATTAACCAGTATGAATTTGACGGCTATGTGACTGTCCAGGATGCAGGTTATACCGAATTTGACGGTGTTTCCGGCAGCCTTCCCAATGCTGGAGATTATCTGGTAGTTGATGGTAAGGGTGCTGTTAAGGCTTCTACTGGCGCTACTGGCCCAGCTAAGGCGGTTAGCGTTGATAGTGAAAACAAAAAAGTTATGGTTCTGATTTGTTAACTTGGCATTAAAAAGAAAGGAGAGTGACCTTTAATTGGCAGATAAAATTGTTTTAAGTCGTACTATGTATGACCAGGCGAGAGCTGCAAAACAGACTATTTCGCAGTTCTTAGAACAAAAATACCCGACCCCTGAAGGAGAAAAACTTGATGCCTTCCAGAGAGCTTTAAAGCAGGAAGGTATTTTTACTAGGTCAATCTATGATAAGGGTATTAGCGCAAGCGAAGTGGAAGCATTTTACAGGACAGAGGAAAGCAGGTTTTTATTCCCTGAATACATTGCAAGAAGCGTAAGGGAAGCCATTGTGCAAGATACCATGCTTCCTTATTTGGTGGGTGTATTTACTACTATTGATTCTGATACCTATAGGACATTCTATGTTGACGATCAACCCGCTAAGCAGAAGAAGAAAAGAGTAACCGAAGCAGCCGAACTGCCGAGAGTAAAGATTACTGGTCGGGATCAAGTTGTCAAGATTTATAAATTCGGTAGGGCTATCGAAGCAAGTTATGAAGTCCTTCGCCGGATGAAGCTTGACATGCTTGCATTACATCTTCGCAGAATGGCTATGCAGATAGCAAAAGACAAGGTTGAGGAAATCATCAATGTTATTGTTAACGGTGACGGTAACAATAATGCTGCCCCTGTCATTGAGTCGAGCGATCTGGTTGGAAATGCTACCACACTTACCGCTGAGGTGTTTTTGCGGTTCCTGATGGAATTTGAGGAATTTCCCTGCAACACTATAATCGCTGATAAGGCAGGATTTATCAACATTGTTTTAGCCGAACTTCCAAACCTTTCTGCTGCTGATGTATTAAAGATTTTAGCGCAAGGGACAAGCGTTGGCATAAATCTGACTGCTCCGCAAATGCCCTCTGGTGCTGTAAGGCTGTTCTGGCATAAGGATGTTGATGCCAATAAAATTATTGGTATTAACAATCAGTTTGCCATTGAGCAGGTAACGGAAGCAGGCAGTGATATTTACGAAGCTGGCAAGTTTATTGAACGTCAAACAGAGATCCTTACATTATCCGAAACAAATGGATACGCTAAAGTGTTCAACGAAGCTGCTAAAGTTCTTTATTTAGCGTAAGGGGGTAGTCCCTTATGGCAAATAGGATTTTAACAGAAGAGGGATGGCAAGGCCGAATCAGGAATTTACTGGGCGTAGATTCGGCCTTTGTCCCTGATGATGATTTGGAACAACCGGACATTGTGGATGTTGCCGAAGCAAATATAATCGAGATCGTTCCCGGCTATGCTGATTTAACGGGCGATAAGAAAACTTATCTTGAATCTGCTACAGCTTGCGAGTGCGCTGTCCTTGTTTGTGATTCTATGCCTGCAAGATTACCGACAAAAGAATCCGGCCCCCATGCTACTTATGAATTAAGCATTGATTGGGCTAAAAAGAAGGCAGAATTGCAGGACAAGCGGGATGTTTACCTGTCCAAACTTATCGAGATGCCGAAAATGAAATATTTTACTACAAGCGGGTGATTTTATGAGTGGTTATGCAACTAAATACCTTCAATCAAAAGGGCAGGATTGCACTATTCTAAGATCACCCAAAGATATTTCTACTAAAATCAGTCTTGCAAGAGCAACAAAAGCAATCCGCATTTATGGTGCAAGGGAAGCTCACTGGCAGGGATTGATTTTGTCCGATTCAGGGCTTGTTAGCGGTGATGTGTTTCAAGCTAATGATATGACCTTTATTGCACAATCCGTAAATAATGACCCTGCTTCTAATGAGCTTGCTTGGTTCGGTGTGATGGTTAATGCAGAACTTGGGCATTGGCGGTTAGTAGAAAAGGTTGAGAACGGCGTTATTGTTCAGGAATGGAAACAAAAAGATAACGTTTATGCCTTTGGTGAGATTGTAACTGCTGAGTTAAGACAGCGTGACCCCGGCTTAATTGAAGGAACTTTGTATATCTTTCAAGTGCCTAAAAGTGCTGACATAGAGCTGCTTGACCGGGTTGTATATAACGGGAAGAATTACAAGGTAAATGCAATAGACGACATTGGCTTAGGCGGTGTTGCAAGAATACAAACCGGGGCAGATACCCGACCGGCAGCAATAGACAATGGTGAGGAAGAAGAAT